AGCAAAGTAATATAAATACTTCTATAGGAGAATCAGATGGCAGTTGCATCATTACTCAACATGACAGTTCCTGTTGCCAGTAATAGTGACCAGAGTGCAGGTAACCAAGGCTTATTAATGCCTTTGCTAAAGTATCGCTTTAGAGTTACATTTCTAAACTTTGGCGTTACTAGCCCAACTACAGAACTAACTAAACAGGTTATGAGTTTCACACGTCCTAACCTAAACTTTAACCCAATCACTATTGACTTGTATAACAGTAAAATGTATCTACAAGGCAAACCAGAATGGCAAACTGTTAGCGTAGAACTACGTGACGATGCCAATGGTAGTGTGCGTCTACTTGTTGGTGAGCAATTGCAGAAGCAGTTTGACTTTGCTGAACAGGCAAGTGCAGTCAGTGGTATTGATTATAAGTTCATTACCCAGTTTGAAGCACTTGACGGCGGCAACGGTGCCAATGGTCCAACTACGCTTGAAACTTGGCAGTTGTATGGTTGCTTTATTCAAGAAGTTAACTATAATAACTTTGATTATCAAAGCAATGATCCAGCAACTATCAGCATGACATTGCGTTATGATAATGCGTTACAAGTACCAACAACTACAGGCGTTGGAAAGACAGTAACAAGAACTCGTGGGGCTAGTATCACTGGCTAAAGGTTAAACAATGGCTAGTTTACTTGGTTCCATCCTCAATAGTTTACTACACGGCGGCGAAGTGCATGATTATGCACACGCCGCCCAAGTTTTTCGCACCAACAATTTTAGCCGTGCTCCAAAATCCAAATATCTTTTTTATGTAAACTTTGTCCTTGCATCAGATGTGCCAAATTACATTGATGCCAGTGAAATTGGTTATCTTGTTAAAACAGTTGACCTTCCTAAGTTTACTATGGATGTAAAAGATTTAAATCAATATAATCGCCATGTTTATATTCAAGACAGAATTAAGTATGAGCCAGTTAATATAAAATTTCACGATGATAACAGTAATGGTCTTCGTGAACTATGGCAAAATTATTACAATTATTATTATGCTGATGGAAAATATGGGTTTAATGATTATCAATATGATGATCGTTATCAAGATCGTTTGCACAGTTCTTGGGGCTTAGATAATGGCAGTCTAACGCCGTTCTTTAGTGCAATTGAAATTTATAGTATGTTTGGTGGCGAAAGCAATAAGATTACACTAATGAATCCTGTGATTACAAGTTTTCAACATGATACTCATGATTATAGTGAAGGACAGGGCATAATGGAAGCTACTATGCAAGTTCGTTATAACGGTGTAACTTATGAACAAGGATACACAGGCGGTATACCTGGATTTAATGACAGTGCGTTCTATGATAATAATTTAAGTGGATTAAGTGGACAATATGGACGTGGTTATTATGTAAATCCAATAACTGGTGGGTTAGAACCACAAGGTCAAGATTTTTATAACCAATCACAATTGCGTCAACAAGCACGGGGCAGTTTTGGATTTGCTGATCAAACTAATCAATATTATCCATCAACCAATACTGGATTTAGTCAGCAAGAAATTGAAAGCATTATCAACAATAATGCAAGCAATCAAAATGGTGCAGATACAGTATTTCCATTAGCAAATACAATAAGTCCAAGTTTTTCACAAAATTCACCTGATAGACAACCTATCTTTAATCCTGATTCTGCAACTGGATTTATAAACCCTGATCAGCCAAGTTTATCACCTTCAACAGTTAATCCTTTTAGTGATGGCAGTTATCAAAGTGGTTTATGGAATCAAGGATATAGCATAGACCAAATTAACGGTGCTAGCAACTTTGTAGATACAGTTCCACAAACAACACTTGACCAATATGGATTTCAAAATACCATAACTGCACAAACCGTTATTGCTCAACAATATATTGATAATCCAACAAATGTTATTGGTGTTGGAACTATAAACTATGGACAACCAAATAGCATACCAAGCATGATTGATTTTAACAATCCAGCCGCTCCTGTTAATCCAATATATACTGGAGCAAGTTGGCAACAAACATTGTTAAGCAGTGGATATAGCACAAGTGACATTGCACTCGCTTCAACACAGATCGCACAACTTAATGTAGCACCAGGCACAGACCTAGTTCCTGTTGCAAAAAATTATATTGCTTACAGTAAAAATAACGTTGCATAAATATTTTCATGGCAAACATACCAAGCACGACCCAACCTACAGATACAAAAGTATTCTTTAATGGATATTTCAGTCAGCCAATGCAAGTTAGTGATGCTGTGTGGGGGCAAGTATATGGTTACTTCTATACATTAACAAATAGTAGCGATGCTGCTGGTGCTCTTGCACAAAGTGTTATAGCACTTACCTATAATAACAACCTTGAACCACTGACAGTATTGCAACAGTTTCAGGCAGCACCAAATAGTACAAATATAAAAGAATTGTTGATTAGTTTCTTTAACAGTGCAAAAGGTTCTACGAGTAAGTTAGGTTATAAGAGAAACAATGCAACTGCTCCACTAGTTTCTCGAAATATTATTGCATGAGTCTAAAGTATAGTCAAGGGCTGTTCACTCCTAAAAATCCAGAAAAGTATGCAGGTCGTGGCAGTATAAGATACCGCAGCAGTTGGGAATTAAAATTTATGACCTTTCTTGACACTCATCCAAGTGTTAAGAATTGGGCAAGTGAAAGCATCTCTATACCTTATGTTAATCCTGTTGTTGGTAAAACTAAAAGTTATGTTCCTGATTTTTTTGTAGTTTATGAAGATGTAAACAAAAATTTACATGCAGAACTTGTAGAAATTAAGCCTCATAAGGAAACAAGTTTAGAAGCCGCTGGTCGCAGTCAACGAACCCAAATACAAGCGGTTGTGAACCAAGCAAAGTGGAAAGCAGCAGCAGAATGGTGCCAACGTCAGCAAATACAGTTTAGAGTTATTACCGAACATGATATGTTTGCTGGTACCAAGAAGAAAAAACGATAATTAATAGTATGACAGAAAAATTAGAAAATCTTTTTAACTTACCATCGGCACAAAGCAAAGAGGTTGTAGAAGCCTTAGAGAACGCACACCAAATTGAAAGTTCATTGCCACAAGTAGCAGAAGATGCTCTGGACAAAGACCTTGACCAATTAGCAGATCAAGCAGTAGAGAGTTTTGAAAACTTACAATCGCTTGGAATGAATGTAGAAGCCAGGTTTGCAGCACCAATATTTGAAGCAAGTGCCAAAATGCTAACTGCAGCCGTTACTGCAAAATTAGGCAAGGTTCAGAAAAAGTTAAAGCAAACTGAAATTCTACTTAAGATGCAGAAGATGCAGCATGATATGAATAAAGATAGCGGCGTGGAAGCAGATACTATTGAAGCACAAGTGTTTGACCGCAACGAACTTCTAAAAACTTTCAGAAAGCAATAAATACTTAATAATAAGGTTAAACCATGAGAACCCTAAGACAGTATATTTCAGAGACAGAAAAAAAGTACGGGTTTCGTGCCAAGATTGCGCAGGAACTCACCAAAGAAGGATTAGAAAAACTTCAAAAGGTACTTGGACGTTGGAATCTTGAAGCCATTAGCGAGCCAAAGCACTTACCAGTGAGTGAAGATCATACAGGATTTTTACATCTTAAGGCTACTGATATCTATATGATTGATATGGTAATTCAATATCCAGCAACACCAGCAGAAATCCAAGCAGCAATCCATGAAGCAACACAGATATCCTTAAGCAGAATTTTAGTTCTTACGCCAAATCAAGAAATTCTTGCTGCGCCAATGGTTCCAGAAGCAGAAGGTGAAGCAATTCTTGAGCGAGATTATCCAGAACAGAAGGCACCACAGTTGCTTGCTGACCTTGCTAATGCGCTAAAGACAAAAACAATTGATTATCCATTTGCTGTAAAGCCAACTGCAGGCAAGACTTCAAATGATTTTCCACAGAGCAACACAAGTCCTGTTGGAACCAACCGTAATAAACTCCCAGAACGTGGAAGAACAGGACGATAACCATGCAAATGATTGATGTATTAAACAAACTTAAAGAAATTGAAGCCCGTAGTCCAGAAGAACTTGGTCGTGCAATTGCCAGTGTTGCAAAGTTAAATGACATTGCGCCAGCACCAACAAAAGTTGTAGAAACAAAGTCAAACACTATGCCAGAAACTAGTAATGGTTCTTACATGGTTGATGTTCTTTCAAAACTACGTGAAATTGAATCACGCAGCCCAGAAATGGCACATGCTATTGCAAATGCTACTAAGTTAGGAACGCCAGTTGCAGCACCTGTTGCAGAAGGTATTGAGATTAAAACAAGCGGTGATGATGCAATTCTAGCACAGATTCTTACA